GTCAAATGGACCACCCGAAAAAACGACAGGCTCAATCGTCCAATCATCCACGGCGTAACGCGATAGTTTTTGTGGTGGGTTATTACCATCTACAAAATAAATTACATCGTAAACTTGGCTCCATGAAAGACGTTGAATGTCAGTCCAGTTGTAAGGTATTGCCAATTCATAAGCTGCGCCGCCTACCTCGACCAGTGATCCATATTGCCAGACGCGCATTATGCCATCGGTAAATTCCAATCGCATGGTGTCGTTCTTGGCAAATTTAAATGATATCGTGCGGGCAGGCGCATTGTCTTTGGTATAGCCTTTAAACAAAGTACCAGGGGCACGGGTCAAAGATCCGTACCGCAAAGGGATAAATCCACGCGCCAATTCTACGCCAGTTTGATGTCTTTTGTAATCAGGACGACCAAATAACTGTGGTGTAATTTCACCGCTAAGAAGTGAGTATTGGGCAACAACCGATCTCATCGTCGCGCCTCCTGAACCCAATCAATATCATCGTCGCGCCCATCGTAGCGTCGCGCAGAGGCTAGCTTTGCATCAGCACGCAAGGCAACTTTAAGCGCACGGATAGACTGACTATTCAGGCGATCTTCTCGCGTATTTGACATTCCAAATCGCGGTCCTAAATCCAACGCAAGGCGTAAAGATACTAAGGCTTTAAAAACACCCGGTAAATTGCTTTCGACATTGATCCGTCGCGTATACCGCACACGGCACACACCTGCATTATCTGTACGTAAAAAATCGCCATCAAGGCGGTAAGAAATTTGGCCAATGGGATGTACGTCAATCAAACGAACACAATCCGCAGGAAGCTTATATGCAGTCGGGTTTTTGGGATCGATAACGACATTTTGATCTAGCACGACCATCAGATCAGCCAGTGTGGACGCAAAAGACCAATCCCCAAGTTCCAAACAATAATCAAGGGCAGTTGGGTATTGATCCCTTGCGGCCGTGGCTTTTTCATCGCCATCTTGCAAAGAGCTGGCAGGGGACAAACGCATATGCCTGAATGCTTGATCAACAATGCCGCCTGTTGCGATTGGGATTGCCATGAATGCCTCATAAAAAAAGAACTGTGGCCAGCCATAAGGTTGGCCACAAAGGGGTGCTTATTCGTCGAACCAGCGAATATCGAACAACATTGATCCAGCGGCAGTTGCGTCTGCATCTGCGTGTGCAAAGAGTGAAATTTTGCCGCAAGGGTCTTCCTCTAGCCCTAAGACCTCCCACAGTTCCTTGCCGTGGTTGACATCAAATTGCGTCACTGGATTTTGAGTTGTCGCGGCACTGGTGGCGACATCAATAAAGGCACCTGTGTCTGATCCCGTGCCAATTTTAACAGTGACAAAACCCCAGTTTTCAACTTGGAATGCTGATGTTGGATCAATGATTGCATGACTTGGCACACGGCAAAGCTCGAAAGTTGAACCTGCTAAATCATCAGTCGCATTGGAAACCTTGCCTTGGCATACACGTAGGCGACCCGCTGTTTTATTTGCGTTTTGCGACACGCCGTCACCGTTTGGCAAACGAAACACATCTGATTTATTTGTGGTTACTGGCATTGCGCCCTCCTAACCTTAAAGTTTCTAAAAGAGATTAGGCCGCACGTGGCGGCCTAAGAACTGCGTTAAGCCGCAACTTGTGTTTCAATAACGTGAACACTTGCATCTTCACCGCGTACAACATCCAGATACAAATCCATGAATGCGTATGGCAAATTCTGTTGCGCCGGATTATTCCACAGATAGGTTTTAATATCCTGCCAATACCCAGCAAGAATGTTTGATTTTGTCCAAATAGGACACCAGCGAGCGCCACTGACAGTTGGCAACATGTTGGTTTCAATAAATGTGAAACCCATTAACGATGTGATTTTACCATCGGCCAGTTGTTTTTGTTCAAAAGCATTCAGGCTACTTTCTGTAGCGGCTGCAATTTTCAACAAATCCGTCGTTTCATATGGGCTGTGCGCCATATACACTTCGCCCTGCTCGAAACTATTATCACTTAGAGCCAATACTTCGCGCGCGTTGATCAACTTGTCTAAAGTTAAACGCTCTGAATTATGGGCTGTGCGATATTTTGAAGGTAATTTTTCACGCGCGGCACCCGGGCGTTTACCTTCTAAGGACGTTCCCATAATGCCGCCATCAGCTAAAACAAATTTGCCATTGTCAGCTTCTTCAACGCCCAAAATAATTTCAGATTGAACTTGTTTCATTGCGGCCGCGTAACCCGCCACGATTTTAGACGTTGGGTCTTTAATCATATCAAAGGTTTCAACTTTATCGATGTGGGCACCGACGCGCGCTTGATTGGGACGAATTAACCAGCGGCGTGAATTTTTGCCGCGTATTTCGGGATTGCTACGGTTTTGACTACCGTCTGTGCGTTCGGCTTTTACTTTGCCTACATAATCAGCGGCAGACATTGCTTCACCTGAAGCATCAACACGGGTAACCGTGTTTTCAAAAGGACAAGTTGTTAACTGTAATGCTATTTTACAGTTACCTGTATATTTAAGCACATGATGTGCTTCTACTTTTTGTTCAAAAGGCATGAGTACCCTCCTAAAAAATTAACAAGAATGTGTGATTTTTTCGGAGGAGGAATGCCACATAAGGTGGGCCCCACCTGATCGTTTCGTGATCTTCCCGTACGTCTATCCGTAATGTCATCTGGCCACATTAAAAATGAATGCAGGAAAGCAGATGCACTTATAAATATTTATATAAATTGCTTTGTCAATAAAAATATGTGGGGCAAAGCCATTTTGCCCCACATCTTGTGTGTATGTTGATATCTATTTGCCTTGGGTAGCTTGCTTGCGCAAAGCGTCCATTTGGGGCTCTAGTCGCTTCATTTCTGCACGATTACCACTTTTTGTTGCCTCATAGAATTCCCCGCCTGGGGCGTTCATTTTATCCAATTTTTGCCGCGCCACTTGTGGGGTGTCGCCAAAATTGTTTGAACTTTGGCCTAAGCCAACCGCCGTATCATCGCCCATCATTTCTGCAATGGCATCAAACATTCGCACGGTTGATGCATCCTGTGCGCCACCTTGCTTAAATGCCTGCGACATCAGCTGAATTTCATCGACACCAAGCCCCGCTTTTTCAGCAATCACCGTCATGGTTTGACCTGCGCGCGCCATGCGCCCTTTGGTCTGATCCCCCCAGTCGGTGGTTAGGTTATCCAGCATTTTTTGATTTTCGGCTGCATAGGTTTGCTGCGCATCGGCCATCAAGTCGCCTGTTATCTTTGTTTGTAGATTAACCAAACCTTGGACAGCTTCACCAGATAAGCCTTGTTGGTGCGCTAAATCACGCAATTGTTTTTCAGCGGCGGTGTCATATTCAACACCATCAGGCATTTCGGGTTGGGTGATTTCATAACCATCGGGGGCTTCTGGTAAGGTTAAAAGATTATTCTCTTTCATCCACTCAACAGTGGTTTGCCCGTCTTTTGGCTTTGCCAGAAAATCATCAGGATTACGACCTAATGAGAGCGTGGCGCGATGATCTTTGATCGTTTTTTGAAAGGCTTCAAGCGGATCATCAATTTGGTTTAAGCCGCGCTCGGATAAATATTTTTGTGTTTTATCATCCCAGCGTTTGTCTTCAAACCATTTGGTTCCATCGCTAGGTGGCGGTGTATCACCAGCTGGTGGAGTATCCCCTACAGGTGGTGTGTCGCTAGCAGGTGGTGTATCACCACCGCCTGCACCATCAGGAGGGGAAAAGGCGGGACGGTATTGTGCTAAAAAATCATGTATATTCATTGGAGTTCTCCGTTAGGTTTCGTAATTCTTCAGGGGTGATTTGCATTAAAGCCAAAAGTTCGGTCGCCATATCGCGCCGCCCTTGATCTCTGGCCATGCGAATGGGACAAATGGGATTGGGAACTTCGACCCCGTCAATATATTCCCGCACTGGGCTGGATAATATTGCACCGATTGAAATAATATCTGCCACCAATTTAGGTTCTTTAGAGCCCGCAGCTTGCCAGCGAGTGGCAATTTCAGATGCGATTTGTGGTGTTGGAAAGAGAGCCCTAAGGATTGAAAGTTTATCAAACATTATGCTGCCACCTCACCATCTTGACCTGCATCCATAAGCCCCGCCGCAGCCAAATCCTTGGCAATGCCTGCGCCTTGACCTGCCATCTGCATGGCCTGTTGTTGCTGTGCCTGTTCGGCCTCGGCGGCTTGAATTTCATCAGCAGCTTCACGCGATACATATATATTTGCAGGGGCTCCGCTGGCCTCTTGGAGGTGATCCATAATCTCATCAGGATTAAGTCGCGCGGCGATCCGTCCCGCCGCCCGTGGATCCATGGCGGCTAAGGGTTACAGGTTTTGCAATACCCGCATGGTTGCCAAACCTTCAGCAGATTGTTGGGCTTGAGCGGCGGCAGATGTATAATTCACATCCATTGCGACCTCTGGAACACCTTCGGGCACGGGCGGTAATTGGCCTGCCTTGAAAAGCATTTTAAATCGCCGCGAGATTTTTGGGGCTAAATATTCCGACTGAATTGCACCAATATGGGGGGCTTGCAGGCGCAAGCGTTGCTCTTGCATTTCCATTGCCTCAATGGATCCGACCCCCGTTCGCCCTACCAAATTGGTTAGACCCCAATGGAAAACATCCCGAATCTCTTCGATTTTGCGCGCCTGCATTTCAAGGGATAAGCCTGTCCCGCCATAATTATCTAAAGTCTGAGCCATCCGCCGACCTTGGTAATCGACACCGCCATAAAGCGTGTGACCAGGCTTAACCAAGCCGTTCAATGACCAAGTATCTTTGTCAGGGACAAGTAATGTTGGATCCGCCGCTTTTTGGCCAGCGCGTAAATTGGCCTCTTCCATCAGATTATTGACACGCGTTGCTGGCAATGCTTGATGACCAGGGCCGTAAGCATACGTTTCACCAGAAACGGTTTCATACCGCGCCACTGAAAATGGCATTTCATCATAACCCCGATCGCGAATGATTTTTAAATCAACAGCAGAACAGCTAACAGATGACCAGCGTTTACCTTTGGGGCCCATCAATCCCCGATGCCAATCTTGATTTTTAATGATGTGGGTATAAAAATCAGTTTTTTCGCTACTGTGATTATCAACCCGATCTTGCAAGGGTTTAGGCAGATTGTCATATCCAAATATTGATGCAGCTTGTTCGGCGCGCATTTGAAATTTACGCACAACCTCGACAACACGGCCATGCCCATCAATCTCAAACACCACCTCGGATAGGGATAAAGTCACATCATTGAAGAATTGCTCAAGCTCATCCATTTCTTCATATTGCACGGCGTTTCCAAACAAAGACACATCGCCAAAAAGTTGGATATTTGCTTTGTAAAATGATGACATGCTAGGTCTGAAGCTGGCCAAAACAATACTTGAACAGGCGTAAAGCCATTCTTTCATTGGGTGATATTTATTTAATTCATCATCAACGGTTTGAAAACTCATCCAGCGGTTTGTCGGATTGATCAACGTGGAATACAGGCTGGATGCAAATTGCGAATGCGCGGTGATTGGTGCCGATGACAAAGGCTTTTCACGGGATCGTTGCGACGCATCACCTGCCGAAAACCCCCCGCGCTGTGGCCGAATAAGACGCGCCATGTCTTCCCAATCACGTTCATGGTGACCGCGATCCGCTTTTAGCTCGTCCCAACGGCGCAAAATTTGTTGCGCGCGAGGGTCGTTTTTTTCTGCAACAATCAAAATATCAGGTTTCATGGTGCTGCTCCAAGTTTATTAGAGCCAGAACCA